CTCAAGAGGTTACACATTTTTTAAAGCTTGGTTCTACAAAGAACAAGTTAGAAGTTGAGAAGCTTAAGAAAGAAACTGAACTTCTCGAAACTAGAAAACAAAGTATCGAAGCATCTGCTCGTATGGATAAAATGTATGAGGATGCTATGAGAGCTATGCAAACTTATAAAGGGGAAATCACAGAAGATCCCAATTCAGATCCGGAGGATGGTAGAAGATGAGCCAAAGGATTAGAACATACAATGAATTAGTTCAATACCATTCTTATGAAGATCGCTTCAGATATTTAAAACTGAATGGAGTAGTTGCAAATGAAACATTTGGGTTCGATAGATATTTGAATCAAAGATTCTATAAGTCAGCAGAATGGAGAAGAGTAAGAGATCAGGTTATCATTAGAGATAATGGTTGTGACTTAGGTATACCAGGTAGAGAAATATTTGGTACAATAATAGTGCATCATATGAATCCTATTTCTATAGAAGATATAGAGAAGAATCCTGAGATTTTATTTGATCCTAATTATTTAATTTGCGTTTCATTAGAAACACACAATGCTTTGCATTATGGTGATGAATCTGTATTAGATAAAGAAACTATAGTGGAAAGAAGACCTGGTGATACAACACCTTGGAGGTAACTATGGAAAGTTTAAAAGCTTATGTTAATGCTGATGCATTAAGACTTAGAAACAAACCTTCACTAAAAGCTAAAACATTAGCAATGATGTATGCTTGTTCCGAAGTTGAGATTTTAGAAGAATCTGGCAAATGGTGCAAAGTTTCTTTTAATGGAATTGAAGGTTATTGTTTAAGAGAATTTTTAAAAATAAAATAAAGGAGGATGTTTTATGTCCGATAACACTGTTCAAGAAGAAGAGAGCATCCTACTCTCTATTACAAAAATGTTAGGATTAAGTGGTGTTACAGTGTTTAAAACGGATATTAAAATCCAAATTAACACCGCTTTCGCCGCTTTATATCAAATGGGTATAGGCCCGAGAGATGAACAAGGAAAAACTATTCCTTTTGAAATTACTGATGAAAATAATACATGGTCAGAATTTATTCCTAGACCATCGTTAAATAATATTAAAACTTACATTTATTTAAAAGTTAAGTCTTATTTCGATCCACCACAGAGTCAAGCTGTAATTACTTCGATCGAAAGACAACTTCACGAGTTAGAAGTACGAATGTATACTGAGGAAGGAGGATACTAAACATGGATGAAAGACAAAAAAGAATTCAAGCTAAAAGAATTGAAGATAGTCAACGTAGAGCTTTAGCCGAATTAAAAGTATTCAACAAAGATTTTTATGATAAACTTCCTATCGAAATTCGAGAAATCATGTGGAGATTAATAGATCGTTGGTCCGAATATGATTGGTTTGATAGAGCGTGGGCTGAGTATCGTAAATATGTTTTGGATACTTCTGAAAAAGGCCATAAGATTAAAGCTCCTGGATTTATATTTAATAAATTTATCGGTAAACAAATTGCCGAAAATATTAAAAAAGAAGACTCTCTTTGGGAAGCTGACGAAATGAAAGTTCTTCATTCAGAAGAATTTTTAGAAGATTGTTTAAAGCATTATGGCATTAAAGGTCAGAAGTGGGGAGTCCGTCGTTACCAAAACGAGGACGGAACTCTTACAGAAGCTGGAAAAGCAAGATACAATGAAAATGGTACATTGAGAGACCCAGCATCTATGACTGATGAAGAATTAAGAAAAGCTAATGCTAGAATTCAAGCAGAACAACAATACCAAAATTTAACAGGTACTTCACAACCAAGTAGAGCATTAACTAGAGATAATGCAATTAAAATTGGAGCTACATTTGTTGGTACTGCTACATTACCTGTTCTTTACAAGGCTTTGACTAATAAATTACCAAAAGCTAGCAATAAAAAAGGCGTTAGAGATTTAGTTATTGCATCTTTAATTGCTGGTGGTATAGGTGCTTTAATGGCAACAGCTAGTTCTTTTGGTGGCGAGGCTAAAAATATTCAACCTCCTGGAAAAAAAGATAAAGATGAAAAATAGGAGGCCTTATATATGTCAGACGAATTATATCATCATGGCGTAAAAGGCCAAAAATGGGGTATTCGAAAAGAATACGAAAAGATTCAAAGAAAAGCTGATCGATTTGGTAAGGCGGTTGCTGGAGAAGAAAAAATTAGTAGTGGTGAGAAAAAAGAACGTGCTATTGCAGCTGCTACTACAGCACTAATTGCTGGCGGTATGGCATATTTATATGGTAAAAAGAAATGGCTTTCTTCAGGAACTACTGCTATCGCAACTGGTCAAAATAAAACTCGTTTATTAGCTGCTGGTATGGCGATTGTAGGCGGTGTTGCTGGATTTTCAGTAGCTGCCGCAAAACAACGCTATGCAAAAGACCAAAAGTTTAAAGGCATGGATAGAGCTGCTATTAAAACTACTAGAGCTATTCAAAACAATCCTATTACTAATCCTGCTGGCAATATTGCAAGTAAATTAGGTAAAAAAGTTTATCAACTCGAAAGAGGTATTTTACATTCTGAAGAAGATAATAATAAATAAGGATTAATATATTATGCTCGAGTCATGCATGTTATCTAACACGGCTACACCAACATATTATGGCCGTTTTAGAGAAGCGGTCTTGAGAGGTGAAATACCAGTATGCCGTGAAATCTCCATGGAGATGAATCGAATAGATGCTTTAATCGCAAATCCTGGTATATACTATGATGCATTAGCTGTTGAGGGTTATATAAAGTTTTGTGAAAACGAGCTTACATTAACAGATGGTGCTGATTTAAAATTATTAGATAGTTTCAAATTATGGGCTGAACAAATATTTGGTTGGTATTACTTTGAGGAATCGACAGTATTCAAACCAGACGAAAATGGTCCTGGTGGTAAACTAGTTAGAGTTAAAAAAAGAAAAAGATTAACTAAAAAGCAATATATTATTCTAGGAAGAGGCGGGGCTAAATCTATGTATGCTTCAACAATTCAAGATTTTTTCTTAAATGTTGATACTACAACTACTCACCAAATTACTACAGCTCCAACTATGAAGCAAGCTGAAGAAGTTATGTCTCCAATTAGGACGGCTATAACAAGAGCTAGAGGACCTTTATTTAAATTTTTAACAGAAGGCTCTTTACAAAACACAACAGGATCTAAGAAAGATCGTGTTAAATTATCAGCTACTAAAAAAGGTATAGAAAATTTCTTAACAGGATCTTTGTTAGAAATTCGTCCTATGAGTATTAATAAACTTCAAGGTTTGAGATGTAAAATAGCTACTGTTGACGAATGGTTATCCGGAGATATTGATGAAGATGTTGTTGGAGCTATTGAACAAGGTGCTTCAAAATTAGATGAATACTTAATTCTAGCAATTTCTTCAGAAGGTACTGTTCGTAACGGACCTGGTGATACTATTAAAATGGAATTAATGAAGATATTAAAAGGTGAATACTTTAATCCTCATGTATCTATTTGGTGGTATAAACTAGACGAAATCGAAGAAGTTGCTCACCCAGAATTATGGGTAAAGGCTCAACCTAATATTGGAAAAACTGTAAGTTATGAAGCTTATCAGTTAGATGTAGAAAGAGCTGAACAAAATCCTTCAGTTAAAAATGATATTTTAGCTAAAAGATTTGGTATTCCATGTGAAGGTTATACATATTACTTTACATATGAAGAAACTGTTGCTAAAGAGAATTTAGATAGTAGATGTTGGGGTATGCCTTGCGCATTAGGTGCAGATTTATCGCAAGGTGATGACTTTTGCGCATTTACATTTTTATTCCCTCTTAGAGATGGATCTTTTGCAATTAAAACTAGAAGTTATATTAGCGAAGTTACTTACAATAAATTACCAGGAGCTATGCGAATGAAGTACAATGATTTCTTTAATGAAGGTACTCTATTTATAATGCCTGGAGTCACATTAGATATGGATGCTGTATACGATGATTTAGATACTTTCATACGAGAGAAGCAGTATGATGTAAGAGCATTTGGATTTGACCCATATAATGCAAAAGAATTTGTTGAGAGATGGATTGGTGAAAATGGACCTTATGGAATAGAGAAAGTTATTCAAGGTGCTAAAACAGAATCAGTTCCTTTAGGTGAAATTAAAAAGTTATCTGAAGAACACATGCTTATATTTGATGAAGTTCTTATGCAATTCTGTATGGGTAACTGTATAGTATCTGTAGATACTAATGGTAATAGAAAATTAATGAAAAAGCGTCATGAAGCTAAGATTGATAATGTTGCAGCTTTAATAGATGCTTACATTGCTTATAAACACAATAAGGAGGCTTTTGATTAATATGTCACAAGAAATCTTAGAACACCATGGCATTAAAGGTCAGAAGTGGGGAGTCCGTCGTTACCAAAACGAGGACGGAACCCTTACTCCAGAAGGTAAGGAACGCTATAAATCAGTTTTTATATCAGGATCTAGTAAAACCACAGATCCAAATTCTGAATATTATAGAAAAGAATTACCTAAAGAAATTAAATCTGAAATAGATAAATACATTAAAAATAATAATAATATTATTGTAGGTGATGCTCCTGGGATAGATTCTCAGGTTCAAGATTACTTAAATAGTAAAAAATATTCCAAAGTATCTATCTATACTACAAGTGATTCACCAAGATATTTGGCGAATAAGGGATGGATAATCCATAAAATAAATACCTATGGTCTAGATCCAAATAGTAAAGAAGGCCTTAAAATGAAAGATATTGCTATGAGCAATGCTGCTAAAAAAGGTTTCGCTGTTATATTAGAAAAAGGTGGCGCAGGCGCTACTAGAAATAATGTTCAAAGATTAATAGATCAAAACAAAAAAGTAAAAGTATTTATGATAACAGCTAATAATGGTGATCAGTTTGTTAAAGATATTTTAAAAGAATTAAACGGCGGAGGCGTATAAAATGGGCTTATTAGACAGATTAAAACATGGTTGGAACGCCTTTTTTGGTAAAGGGCCTCCACAAGAAAATCCTCAACCACAAGTAATTAATATTCCACAATTATATGAACTTGGTTCTGGATCATTTTCAAGACCTGATAGAATGTATTATTCTAGAGGTCAAGAAAGAACCTTTATCACAACTATATATACTAGAATAGCTATGGATGTTGTATCCGCTGATTTTAGACATGTTAAAGTTGATAAAGAAGATAATTTTGTTGAAGAAATAGACTCTGAGTTAAATAAACGTTTAAAGTATTCGGCAAATAAAGATCAAACAGGCAGAGCATTTTTACAAGATGTTGTTATGTCAATGTTTGATGAAGGCTGTATAGCCGTAGTTCCAGTAGATACTGATAGAGAACCACCAGTAATAGATCTAGAAACTGGTGAACAAAAATCTCCAGCGAAATTTGATATTTTATCAATGCGAACTGGTAGAATAATAAATTGGTATCCAAATTATATTACTACAGAAGTTTATGATGATAGAACTGGAACAAAAAGAGAGATAAAAGTATTCAAAAAGAATACTGCTATCATAGAAAATCCTTTTTATGCAATCATGAATGAAAGAAATTCTATTGCACAAAGATTGATTTCTAAGTTAAATCTGCTTGATGTCGTAGATGCTGATTCTGCATCTGGAAAATTGAATTTAATTATTCAACTTCCTTACGTAATCAAGACAGACGCGCGTAAAGCTCAAGCTGCGGAGAGACGCGCTGACATACAACAACAGTTAAGTGAATCAAAATATGGTATTGCTTATACTGATGGTACCGAAAAGATAACACAGTTGAATCGTCCAGCAGAAAACAATTTAATGGCTTCAATTACGTACTATACGAGTATGCTTCTCAGCCAGTTAGGACTTACTGATGGCGTATTAAATGGCTCTGCTAATGAAGCAACTATGTTAAATTATAGGAACCGAATTGTAAATCCTACACGTACCTGCATAGCAGAAGAAATGACTAGGAAATATATATCTGAAGAAGCTTATGCAAAAGGTGAACGAATCATGTATTTCTATGATCCATTCCAATTTGTTGCTGCAGAACAGATGGCTGAATTAGCCGACAAATTTACTAGAAATGAAATCATGTCTCCTAATGAGGTTAGACAAGCTATTGGCTTAAAACCTTCTAAGGATCCTAAAGCAGACGAACTTCGTAATAGGAATTTAAATGAGGCTGAAAATCAGAGTAACCCAGTTACTCCTTCAGCAGAAAACAATCCTGTAGATATCATCAAAAGCAGCTTAAAAGATGATAATGCAAGATAGAACTGGACAATGGAGGTTGTAAAATTACAATGAAAAAACCAGCAAAGTATGATTTTGGTGGCATTGCTACCAAATACAACGTCAAGTGTTCGGATGGCAAAACCATTAAACAAAATGCTTTTAAAGAATGTGACGGAGTTACAGTACCATTAGTTTGGAATCACAAACACGATAGTATTGATAATGTTTTAGGTCATGCTATTTTAGAGCATCGTGCTGATGGTGTTTATGCGTATTGTACATTTAACAATACACCTAACGGTAAATTAGGTAAAGAATCTGTTGCCAACGGTGACATTTGTTCGTTATCCATTTGCGCTAATAAATTAAAAATTAACAACGCAAATGAAGTTATGCATGGCGTTATCAGAGAAGTCAGTTTAGTATTAGCTGGAGCAAATCCAAAAGCGACAATTGACACAGTCTCTTTAACCCATTCAGATGAATCTGGTTCAGAGTATGACGAATCCATCATCAGATTAGTTGGCGATCATGATATTGATGCTAACGTTGATGAAAATGGCAATTTAATTTCTCACTCTGAAGAAGTAAAACCAGAGGAAAATCATAATGATCCTGCTCCAGACGCCAATAAAGGTGCTGAACAAGATCCAAAACCAGAAGAAGGTGGAGAACCTCAACCAAAACCAGACGAAAATGGTGAAAATGGTGAAAATCTCAAACATGCCGACAAAGAAGAAAAAACAATTAAAGAAGTTCTCGATTCAATGAATGATGAACAATTAAATGTTACATATTTCTTAGTTGGTTTAGCACACGAAGAAGCAGCGAATAACGGAGGTAAATCTGAAATGAAACACAATGCTTTTGAAGATACTTTGATGCACAAAGTTAAAATTACAGACGAAGAAGGTAAGGTCGTCGAACAAGAACAAGAACTTACCCATGCGGAACAATTAGATATTATTAATGAAGCCAGAAAATCAAGAACAGGCTCCTTAAAAGACGCATGTTTAGAACACGGTGTTACAGGTATTGAAAATTTAATGCCTGAATACAAATTAGTCAATGGTCAACCAAAAGTCGTTAACATTGAACAAGGTTGGGTTGATGCA